GCACTAGCTCTCGCATCCACCTTCGCGACAGTTCCTGCATTCGCCGGTGGCGTATACGTGAACGTGGAGAACAACGCATCCCTAACCGGAGCTGATTACACGGGGTCTGTCACAGACTTTCACGTAGGATACGAAGGCGGTACTGATAGCTTTGGATACTATGTCCAAGGTGGTCCCGCAGTCGTAGCCACAGATGGCGCTGATTCAGATAACAGACTTTCTGGTAAGGTCGGTGCAACAGTAGCTGCCACAGAGAAGCTTGACTTCTATGGTGAGCTAGCAGTACTCACTGCTGATGCTGATACGTCAGATGATAATGCTTGGGCCACTAAGGTCGGCGCCAAGTTTAAATTCTGATGGCACAAGATTCAGATCAAGTAGCTGTCGTAACTTCTTACGGATCAGTACAGCCCAAGGCTGAGCCTGATGTAAAGGAAGAGAAGGATGACGATATAGATATAGAGACAGTACTAATGACTCTATAATCAGTGGGAGAGGCACCTCAAAGTAGGACCTCTCCTGCATTGGCTTTAGCCCGTACACTTTACTCTACGGAGAAAGAATCGGATACCTTTAGCCGTCTAGACGGTGGGATAGACCACATAACAACAGAATAATTTTCGACATGTCGAGAGTAAGTTAACAATACAACTCTCAATTAATGGCTAATACTACCATAACCCCCATTGGTACCGCTAACAATACCAGTGCTACTCCGCTAGCGCTAGGTACTGCTTACGATACCAAGTATGCAACCTATCTAAAGCTGTTCTCAGGTGAGCTCTTCAAAGCTTATGAGTCAGCAACGATAGCAAAAGGAACTGTCCAGAGCCGTCAACTAAAGAACGGTAAATCTATGCAGTTCATCTTCACCGGTAGAATGGCAGCCGAGTATCATACTCCAGGCACACCAATTCTAGGATCCGGTGATCCTCCAGTAGCAGAGAAGACTGTCCAATGTGATGACCTTCTTATAAGCTCAGCCTTCATTTATGATTTAGATGAAACACTTGCACATTACTCTCTGAGATCTGAGATCTCTAAGAAGATTGGTCATGCACTAGCTGAAGCTTATGATAAGAAAATCTTCAGGACAATCGCTCTAGCTGCTAGAGAAGCACATCCTATTACCGCTGCTCCTGGCCCTGAGCCAGGTGGTTCTATCATTAAGATTGGAGCTAACAACGAGTATGATGCGCAGAAACTAGTTGATGCTTTCTTCGAAGCTGCTTCTATCCTTGATGAAAAGAATATGCCTAAGCAGGGAAGAACTGCTGTACTGTCACCACGTCAGTACTATGCCCTTGTCTCTCAGGTAGACTCTAACATCCTCAACCGTGACTTCGGTAACTCACAAGGTAACCTAAACTCTGGTGAAGGTCTGTATGAGATCGCTGGTATCCAAATCAAGCGTTCTAACAACCTACCTTTCCAAGCTGGTACCGTTGCTGCTGTGTCTGGTGAGAACAATACCTACAATGGCGCTTTCGCTGACCATGCAGGTTTGATCTATTACAAGGATGCCGCTGCTGTTGTTGAAGCAATTGGACCACAAGTTCAAACAACTGGTGCTGACATTAAGACGATGTATCAAGGTGATATAATTGTTGGACGTCTAGCAATGGGTGCTGCAACACTTAACCCTGCTGCTGCTATTGAAATCCAAACCGCTTAAGGAGGATTAACATGGCACAACAACAATCAATTACTGGTGTTGCTGGCCTAACCAGTGAAACCTGGTATCCCCAACCCCCTGTTGAATGGGGTCGTGCGGGTGGTTCTGTTGCGACAGTTTCTGTCGGATCTGCTACTGGTGATAATGGCACCGCTGGTGGATCTAATGGAGCTGTTGACAACAAAGCAACAACCACAGATGGCAATGGATCTGGTCTTAAAGTTGACCTGACTATTGCAAGTAATGTATGCTCTGCTATTGCTGTAGATGCTGCAGCTGATGCTGATGGTGACGGTTACCGTATAGGTGACAAAGTTACTATTTCAACATCTGATGCTGGCACTAATACTGCTGTAGTAGGATACGTTGCTACCCTTGAATACGAAAACTAACTGAGGTAAATATATGGCTGTTTCAGTCCTAAAGCCCCCAGCGGGTGACTTCGGTACATCCCACGGTGTGGGTGTATGTACCACAGATGCTGAGAGAATCTCAGTTGCTAAGACACGTTTTGGTTATGGCTCTGCTGTAGCTGACTCTGCTGTCAAATCAGTAACTAAGAATCTACGAATTGCATACCCAGCCGTTGAGTGTAACATCACCAACGTCTAAATAAAGGGGACCTTCGGGTCCCTTTTTTTTATTAACAAAAATTAATTATGCCTTTTCCTACAACTAACGCTACAGAAGAATTACCTGCTCTTAATAATATACTGGCGTCAGTTGGTCAAGCGCCTGTAACCACTCTCGATCAAACCAACCCAGACGTTGCGATTGCGTATAATACCTTACTTGAAGTAAGTCGTGAAGTGCAGGCTGAAGGATGGACATTTAACAGAGAGCATTGTGTGACCACTGCCCCTGATGATAATGATAATATATTAATACCTTCAAATGTATTACAAGTAGATCTCACAGAGAATGCTGCTAATAAAGGTAAGCTAGCAGTACGTCGTACAGAGACTACAGATGGTAAAAGTAAACTTTATGAAAAAACAAAACATACCTATCTCTGGACAGAGAATGAGTATGAATTAGATTTTGTATATTACTATGATTGGGTAGATCTACCTGTACCTGTTCAAGACTATATAACAGCTAGAACCGCAACTGTTACTTCTAGCCGTATTGTTGGTGACCCTGGTCAATACAGAATACTCCAACAAAAAGAACTCCAAGCTCGTGCTAATGCACTAGAGTATGATTGCAATCAAGGTGATTACACCTTCTTTGGTCATCCTGCTGGAGGTAATTTTTACAACAGTTACAAACCTTACGAAGCCCTACAACGATAATGGCAGCAGTAACACAAATCATATCTAATTATCTAGGTGGTGTATCAAAACTACCAGATGATAGAAAGAAGCCTGGTGAAGTACGCCAAGCTTTAAATACCTACCCTGACCCAACGTTTGGTTTAACAAAAAGACCAGGCTTTAAATTTCTCAACAAATTAATTAAGACGGGATCTACACCATTCAGTACTACTGAACTAGATAATGCTGAATGGTTTTACATTAACCGTGATGGAGATGAAACTTATATAGGTTGTATCATAGGTAATGCTACAGCAGCTAATGCTGACATACACATTTGGAATGCAGTACCAAACAATAGTGGTAACATTGTTAAAGCTACAGTCACTGCATCTACTACAAACAAAGCTTATCTAAGTAGTACAGATAAAAATGATTATCATGTTCTAACTGTACAAGACACATCTATCATTACTAATAAAGCTAAAGTTGTTACTACAGTAGCTGGCTCTACTCATACTGATAATCAAGTTGCAACTGTAAGGTTATTAGGTGTGGATGTTAGTTCTGATTATAGCCTTACTATAAAAGTAAATAGTGAAACTGCCCAGACAAAGACACATACATCACACGCTACTAATGCTAATGCAAGGGATATACTTACTGGTTTAAAGACTGCTATCGATAATGAAAACGGTCACGGTTTTGATAACCTTACTGTTACTGTATTACCATCGTCTTTAGAAATAAGTAGTTCAAGTTCTAATACTTTCAAAGTAACTATAGCAGAAGGTGGTAAGAATGGTGATCATTTAAAAGTATTTCAAAACTCAGTAAATACTGTTGCAGATTTACCAGCTGAGTCTATGCATGATAGAGTTGTTTTAATTAAAAATACAGATAGTATATATGATGATTACTACTCTAAATTTGTAGCTACTGACGGTACATCTGGACCAGGATTTTGGGAAGAAACTCTGAAACCAGGTTTAGCTACTGGTTTAACAGCATCTACGATGCCCCATGAGTTAGTTAATACTGGCACTAATGCCTTTACATTTCAACCTATAACTTGGGCATCTAGATTAGTAGGTGATGATAATACAAACCCACATCCTAGCTTTATTAAAAAAGATACAGATGGTTCCACAGATATAGGTAAAATACAACAATCCTTTTTCTATAATAATCGACTTGGCTTCTTAACAAATGATATTGTTGTAATGAGTCAAGCTGGTGAGTTTTATAATTTCTATAGTATAACTGCACAAACAGCTAGTGAAGCTGATCCTATTGATGTCAGTTGTTCTAGTGTATCACATGCTCTATTACATGGTGTGATACCTGTAACTCAAGGTTTATTACTATTTAGTGAGAACCAACAATTTCTACTAGCATCTGCTGATGGCAATTTAAAACCTAGTACAGCTATAATTCAAAGTGTATCTAACTTTGAAATGGATTCAAATATTGATCCTGTAAGTGTTGGTACTCTAATTAATTTTGTTAGTAAAACACCTGCATATACAAGAGTATTTGGTATGCAAACTGATCGTCAAGGTCAGACTCCTAGATTAATTGACGTTGCAAAGGATGTTAGTGAATTCATACCATCAACTATAGATAGTTTAACAGCTAGTTCACAGAATGGTTTCATTGCTTTATATGGTTCAACTATTGATACAGCCTATTTCTTTAGGACATATGAAGGTTTACAAGGTAAAGTAGAAGCTTGGTTTAATTGGCAATTACCTGGTAAGATACTTCATATGGAAGTTGATTCAGATGTAATGTATATGATTCTTAAAGATGATTCTGATTCAACAGCAGCTAATCATAGATACCATTTATTAAGTGCTAATTTAAGTGCTACACCAGAAGATGAAATCATTGTAACAAGTGGTGGTTTAAAATTAAACCCATATATAGATTTATATGCTAAAGCTTCTTCTGTTACATATGATGCAACTACAAATGCCTCTACATGTTATCTACCATATGATGATATAACTACTTTAGAACCGATTATTGTACTAGCTGGTGATGTGTCAGATGGATTCAGTGGTATTGTTGAATCTGGTTTCACGACTACACCTACAAGAGGTACAGATGGTACAGGAGATTTCTTTAAAGTAACTGGTAAAGATTTAACAACTATAGCTAGTAAAGTTATCGTCGGATATCAATTTAATTATGATATAATACTACCTAAGACTTATTTCAGATTAAACGAATCTTATGATTATACAGCAAATTTAACTATATCTAGAATGAATTTCTCAGTAGAACGTTCTAGTTCTTTAGGATTTAAATTAAAATCTAAAGGTATTTGGGGTACTATAGAAGACTTTACTGCTGCAGCAGGTTCTACTATAACTGTAACTGGTAACGGTGGCAGCAGCTCTATACCTAATAGTATAGTAACTAACCTAGCCACTACAACTAGTGGAAGTGGTACTAATATGAAAGTAGATGCTACGTTTGTTAGTGGTGTAGTTACAGCTTTAACTGTACGTGAAGAAGGTACAGGGTATGCTGTTAATGATATCATTACTGTAGCCAGTAATTTATTAGCAACTGTAAGTAGTGTAACTGGTACTGTCGCTACTCGTGGTACAACTGTTTTTCCTTATTTACACCATAAAGTAGGTAGAGAAGTAAAAGTAAAAATTAATGGAACAACAAATAATAACTTTACTATTACTGAAACTGAAGTTACTATGACTGATCCTCCAGGTAAAGGTGCAGCTGTAAAGATATATCAAGATAATTGGTATGAAATATCACCAGCACAGATGGCTAATGAATATTTAGCAGATGACGTACCTTTAACTGAACAACATGTTTTTAAAGTACCTATACATCAACGTAATGGATCGTTTGATCTAAGGCTTTTTAGCAATTCACCATTCCCTGTATCTCTCACTTCAATGATGTGGGAAGGGAATTACTCGCCGAAATATTTCAGGAGGACTTAATGGATCAAGCAGCACAAGTAGCAGCCCAATATGAATATGATCAAAAGGCTCATGATTTTTCATGGGCTCAGATGCAGGATAATTACCTGTATCAAATGGATACAACAGAAATCAATAGGCTTAACGAACAAGCTACTGCAGATCATAAAAATAGATTGGCTGCAACTCAATGGGCTCAAAATGAGAGCATAAGAATTTCTCAACATGAAGCTGAGATTAAAGCCTACAATCAAAGTATAGAGACTTCTAATGAACAATTAGATTTTAATGCGTTAGCTGAAGAAATTGCAGCAAGTGAACAGAATCGAGTTTACCAAGAGCAATTAATAGAGTTAGGTTTTAAGAATGAGAATGTATTACTTCAATACCATGGTGGCCTAGAGAAATTAGCGGAATCTTATAAAAATCAGAATGAAGATCTTGGGCTTAAATATGCAAAAGGTTTAGAAGATATTGATATCACTAGTGCTCATAAACAGGAGAGTATAGAAGAACAAGCTGTTAAATCTCTTGAAACCAAAGAACGTGAAGTTAAAGGTAGAATAGCTAGACTTGAATCAGAAGCAGATGCTACTGATAAAACTACATTATTAGAGATTAAAAAGTTAGAAGAAGAAGCTGTTAGTCTGACAAGAAATATAGAAACAGCTCGTAAGAAAGTAGATTTAGGTAGAGCTCAGGCTGAACGTAGCGCAGGTTTACAAATTGGAGGGTTAACTCAACAGTTAATGTCTCAGAAAGCTAAAGCAGCTTATGATTCTCAAGAGAAAAAAATAGCTACTTTAACAGCTGAAGGTAAAATAGCTGCTGGCGGTCAGACTGGTAAGTCTGCAGCTAAACGTATGCACGCTCTAATGTCTAGTCATGGTAGAGGCCAAGCTGCTTTACTTGATACTTTAACAAGGCAAGATAAGAAGTTTGCACTAGATCGATCACAAGTGGTTAATACTTTAAGAGAAGCTACTGAGACTGCTGATTTAAATTATGAAGAGATATCTAATAAATTTTTAGATAGTACAATGCAGCTAAAATATCGTGGTGAAGCTGCTGCTTTAAGTAATTCACTTTCACGTGATAAAACTGCAGAGTTCTCAGCTGAAGCTTGGAAAGAATTTGACTTAGTTGAACACCAAGTAAATCGTGGTAAAACTCTACAACTTGGCCAATTAGATGAATCAAAAACTTTACAAATTAATCAAATCGATCGAGAATCTACTACTAAAATAGATCAAGCAACACGTAATTATTTACTAGGAGTAGGACAAACTGGTAAAGAGAAAGATCTTAATATTAGACAAACTCAAGAGATGGTTCAAAGTGCTGGTGAAGCACATCTTAGTAAGAGCAATCAAATTGCATTGGATAAATACCAGAAAGATATTGCTGCACAAGCTTCAGTTAGACCAGAGCCTATTGAACCTCCACAAGCTCCTATGCCTACTGAAATTCCAACAGCTATATTCCAAGATCCTAAGCCTATTACTGAACCTCCTAAGCCTATTAAAGGTGCTGTATATCAAGCACAGCAGCAACAACAACAATCAGGTGGTATACTTGGTGGTGTAGCTAGTGCTGTTGGTAATGTAGTTGGTAATGTAGCTTCTAATGTTGGTAATTTTGTCTCAGATGCCTGGGATACTGTTACCGGTTGGTTCTCTGACTCTCGACTTAAGACAGATATAGAACCACTATATACATCTGAAGTTACTGATGAAATGGCTGAAATAGCATTCTTTGTTAAGGAGGTCCGTGAGCGCACTTGATAAAATAAAACAATTAAAACCCATACAATTTAGATATATAAAAGAATTAGATCCAGATCAAAAATTAAGAGCAGGTTTTGCTGCTGAACAAGTTCAGAAGATTATACCAGAAGCTGTCTATCCAAACAAAGATGGCTTCTTAATGATTGATCCTAAAGTCTTAAGAGTTTATATATCTTTAGCTAAAGAAGAATTATCATCTAATTAAATCATGGCACAAATTTACAACGGGTACGCCCAAGCCAGCGGTATAGATAGATGGACTGTTGATATCCCTGATACTTCTCAGAAAATTCTCGATCAAGCTGCGGCTTTGGAGTCGGGTAAGAAACGAGCATTCAACCAAGAGATCAAGAATCAACAAGAATATCTAAACGGACTAGAAAGTAAGTTTAAAAAAGAAGATCAAAATAGAGCAGAGAATTTTAAATTTGAGCAGATGTATTCAGCAATGTTCTTCAAGGAGGACATGCGTAATGCTCAGACAAAAATTCAACACGCTAAAGTTAATGATCGAACCCGCAACGCTAAACGTATTCAAGCTGAAAAAGATTTACAAGCATTAATTGGTACAGCAAGTAAAGTTTTTCAACATAATAATGAGAAGTATAAACAATCTCAACTTGAATTAGCTCAACACTTTAGATGGCAGTATGGTTTATCTAATAAAGATATTAAAGAACTTAATACATTAGAAGGTGAACTAGAGAGTTACGAAAGTAAGAATATAGCTTCTATAAATGATCTAAGAGCTCAAGGAGCTGGTTGGGATCAAATAAAAGCTATGCGTAATTTAAGCAGCTACGGCCAGCTTATGTTACATAAAGAAGAAGCTGTTGATGCTGGTAAAGGTTACTATAATTGGTTAACTAAAAATTACTCTAAACAAGTAGAGTTAGCTAATGGGCAGAAGATGTCCTTAGCTCAAGCACATGAATTTGAGGATACTACTCACCAAGATGCAGTACTAAATAGGTTATCTAAAGAGTACAGAAGTTCAATTGGATTAGATGCTGATTTTCAATTGAAATATATGAGAGAGCCTATGCGTAAGGCTCACTCTAGATTCAAAGAATCTCTTGAAAAGAAAAAAATAAAGAGTTTTCAAGAGAATGAAGTTGTTAAAACTAAAAGGCATTTAAAAAATTCAATACATACTCAAGGTGCATCTGGTTATATAAATCTTCTTAATATGTATGGTGGTGTAGATTTACAAGAAGGTAAGTACATAGGACCAGCATCGAATAGATTGCATGGTTATGTAAAAGAGATGCTTGAAGAAGGTACACTTAAATGGGATTTTGTCAATAAATTAAAAGATCACCCTGTAAAAATGAAAGGACAGAAAGATCTTAGACTCTATAGTGTCGCTAATCCTCATAAATTTGCAGAATTAGAACAAGCTGCAGCAGCGGCTCAACGACAAGCAGCTGAAAGAATGAACGCTAAAATGGCTTTAAAGGATACTATTGATAAAAACGACACTGACATAGAAAGAGATAATTTATATGCTAATTATGAAAATCTAACTGATTCTCAAATTCTTGAGAAAATTAAATTGAATGCTGGTCGTAACGAACCTATGCATAAAATGTTAACAAGTATGTTAACAACTTATGGGCCTAAAGGTATAAATACTGCAGTAGGTGAATGGCATTTAAACCAGTTAAATAACTTAGGTTTATTAACTGAAGAAGAGGTAGTTAAAGCTAATATGACTCCAGAGAAAACTGGAGATTGGTTAACAAAAGCTAGAGAAGCATCACCTTTTAACTTCACTACTGATGAAAGAACACTACTAAAAGGTACTCTGGGAGATACTCTAAAGCAAAGAGTTTTTAGAGAAGGACCTGCTGGTACAAGGCAGAACCCAACTCTACGGAGAGCTGAGTATGAAGCCATGATAGATGCACAAGCTGACTTTAAGATAGGAATGGCAGCTCATAATAATGATAGAACTAAAGCTCGTCAGTTCGTTGAACAAGAATTCATGAGAAGATTCAACGATCCTAATGGTAAGTATAGAATGGCACAGAGAGCATTGTCAAATGGTACAATGATATCTGAACCTCACTTCCCACATTATTTAGTTAAAGAAACAGAATTAGAACCTTTACCTGTAGCTGGTGTCACAGTTGAAGAAGTAAGAAAAGATCCTGATTTAGCATCTAAAACATTATTCTTACCTCCACTTGAGATTGATTCATTCTTTACAAATATCAATCAAAAAGGCTCTAAAGGTTACCCAGCATCAGCACTTTTATTTGTCAGAAAGTATGGACGTAATCCTGATGGCAGTGTAAAGATGACTGAGATGGACTTTATGTTACAACAATATAAAGCTTTACATGGTCAAGACGCAGAAATACCTAAGCAAGTACAGGAGTTTGTAACAGAAAGTTATAACTCTGTTAAACCTGAAGATAGAGCTAAACTGCAATACGGTAAAGATAGTGTCACTGTTGCCTTACAAGGTGCAGGTAAACCTTCTCCATATATAACTGGAGAAGAAGAGAAAGCTATTAATATCATTGAAGAGGCAGAGGGTGCAATTAACTCACCAACAGGTAATCAAACTATACAAGAAGTAGTAGTCGAAACTGGAGATGAAACTATCCTTCAAACTGCTGAAGAAATGAAATTAGACATTAACGCAGCCTTTACAAAAGAACTGTATAATAAAATGATTATACATAATCTAAAAACTACTGGTCTAGATGGATGGATCGGTGGTGATGTAGATGATGAGGATGCTATGTTTTTACAATCATTCTATAATCCATTCTGGACACATCCACTGAGCCAGAAATATAATATTAGTCCATTCACTAAATCATTACTAGAGTCTGGAGCAATAGAATGAGCGATTATTTCAGTAACGAAGAAACAGTTGACTTAGGTCAATCTGAGGACGAAAGACGTCAACGAGAATACTCTCAAAGATTCCAACAACAAGAAGAAGATAAGGAGGCCCTAGAAGCCGCTCAGGCAGCTGCTGACGCTGCTCCTGAAGTAGAACCAACTGAACCTGTTATAGAGCTCTCTGAGGGCCAGGAGGAAAGCTCTGTAGTTGATAATGTATTGAAGCATGCTGGTGACACATTTAATACTGCTAAGACAGTTGTTAAAGGTGCTGATCAAGTGATGGATGCAGTCTCTGCTGGAACAGGAGATTTTATCTTTGACTCGTTAGGGTTAATACCATGGCTTAAACCAGTTGATCAATGGTGGGATGAGAACTCACCTCGATCAAATCATCCAGCCCATAAAGCTATTAGAGATGCATCATCAGTTATTGTACCTTCTCTTCTAAGTGGAGGTGCAGTTAGTGCTGTAGCTGGAGCTTCAAAAACTATGCAGATACCTAAAGCAGTGAGAATTGCTGGTACTGTAGCAGCTAATGCAGGTTTAGATACAGGTATTGTAGCAATTAGTTCTAATACTGGAAAAGATGAGAACATTGCAGAGACTTTAAATAATTGGTTAGGTTGGGATATACCATGGGCTACCAGAGATGGAGATAGCCCTGATGTTACAAAGAAGAAGTTCTATTTTGAAAATGCAGGATTAGCTGCTGGTACTGAATTAATATCATTAGCTTTCTCTTTAGCTAAAAATGTTAGATTAGTACCTGAATCGGCTGAAGCTGCTCAAGCTATTAAACAAACAGGACTTGAAGGACAAGACTCAGTAACACAGGCTGTAGAAGGTATAAGACAAGGTAGGATTGATGCACAAAAAGCAGAGACATTAAGAAGAGTTAATGCAAGAAATATTCTTGATGAATCTCATGATTCCTTTATCCATGAACCTGCTGTATCACCTAATGCTAGAGCTGTCCAGGATGTAGATGTAGATCCTATGATGTCTAAACTAGATAATTATAGAATTGCACATAACATAGGGACTACACACGGTAGACCTAGAGATGTTGCTACTACTGGTACTATTAATGATATAGCTAGTGCAGATACATCTATACGTGCTAGCCAGATAGAAGAATTCTATGATACTAATGTAGCACCTAGAGTTGCTGCTCAGGTAGGTGAAAAAGTAATCCCTCCTGAAATACTCAACTTACATGTAGATAACGTTTATAATAAAGTATTTAATCCAGACGTACCATTAGCTGAGATAGAATCCTTAGTTGATGGTATGAAAGTTAATGTATATGAACAATACAAGTATTTAGGGGAACAAGAATTTGCTGTATTATCTAATGCCTTTAAGAGATCATTAGTAGAGATATATAATCCTAGTGCTATGAGAGGATCTGGTTTGTTAACACAACAAGCTGGTGGTAATGTTGCTGATACTGCAGCAGCTGTTAGCCTTATAGGAGATGCAGCTGATACAGGTAGACAACAACAGATGATTGCTGAGAAGCTTAAACTAATTACTAAAGAAGTTAGAGCGAATCAGTATATATCTGGTAGAGCATTACAACTAAAGAACCTTGTTAAAAATGGAGATTCTGCAGCTCTTAATACATTCGTTATGAATGATGCTAAGGACTTCAAAAAGCATATGAAGAAGGTTCAGCAGAATGTAGATGAATTCTATCAAACCTTTGAAGATATATCTAAGAAGAATCCTGAATACCTTAAACCACTTATACTTGCATACGAAGCAACAGATGGTAGTGTAGATCAAATCTATAAACTTAATAGATGGGCTGAGAATAACATAGGTCTCATTAAGAAAGCATTTGTAGATGGAGAACCTGAGATACCTAGTCAGGTTGTTAAAGGTCTATGGGGAGCTGTTTATAATCATTACCTAGCTGGTATGGCACCTATACGTGCTGCCACTGGTAATGCTATTTTATCTACTATTAAACCTACTTCTGTATTTGCTGGTTCTGCTATACATAGAGATAAAGATGCCTTTAGAAGAGCTATGTGGACATATGGTGGATTCTCTGAGAATATCAAAAGAGGATTTAAACATATGGGACAGGAATGGCGTTTAACTAACTCTGCTCCTGAGACTGCTATGAGGCGTGGTCGTGCTGATTTCCGTCAATCAAAGATAGAAAACTTTGAAGCATTAGAAGCTATGTCTGATGTCTGGAGTGCTAAAGGAGAACACGGCAAAACAGGACTATGGAACTTTGCTAAAGGTTTGAGTTGGTATAACAACAATCCTTTTGTCAGATGGGGTACTAACTCTTTATATGCTATTGATGGTTTTACTAACTCATTGATGGCAAGTGGTAGTGCAAGAGCTAAAGCTTATGATAAACTCTTTAAAGAGACTGGAGGAGCATTCGATGAAGATGCTTTCCAAAAACTACAAAGAAAGTTATATAGTGAAGCATTTGATAAAACAGGATTATTAACAGATGAAGCTGCGAAGTATGCATCCAAAGAAATAGCGCTAAACTTAGATGATGATTTAGTTAAATCATTTAATCATCTTATTGAGAAAGTCCCTGCAGCTCGTTCCTTATTCCTATTCCCTAGAACAGGAGTCAACTCATTAAAGTTTACATGGAGTATGGCACCAGGTAGCAGCTTAATACCTGCTCAAACAAAAGCTAGAAAAGTATTAATGGCTAATACTAAACAAGAAATGGTAGAAGCTTTGGCTGAACATGGATTGGAGTATAGTGATGAAGCCTTTAAATCTTTGAAATATGAGTACGTAGGACGCCAGTTAATGGGAGGTGCTGCTGTCACTGGAGCAGGTATATGGGCTTTAGAAGGTAATTTAACAGGTGCCGGTCCTCATGACCATGGCGAAAGGAAGAGATTAATGAGAATGGGTTGGAAACCTTATCATATTAAGAACCCTATTAATGGACACTGGCATAGCTATAGAGGATTTGAACCATTTGACTCTTTCTTAGGTTTAACTGCAGATGCTGTTTATCAAGCTAATCGTGTAGATTCAAGCATAACAGAAGACTTATTTGAGAAAATATCCTTTTCTATAGGTGCCAATGTATCTAATAAAACATTCTTAAGTGGTTTTGAACCTCTTGTTTCAATGTTCTCTGGGGACGAAAGTGCATGGAATAGATTCTTAGCTAACCAAGCTCATTCTTTAACACCTCAACCATTTGCAGCAGGACAGAGAAGTATTTTAAATAGTATAGTAACACCACAATTAAAAGATGTAGAATCTGATTTCCAATCTCAAATGGCTAATAAGTGGAAGTTCCTTTATAATGGTAACCAACACTTACAAGATCTAGTTGATGTCTATACAGGAGAACCAATCAAATACCAAGAACCTTTAACTGCATTCGCTCAATCTATGATGCCTTTCTTTAAGAGTAATGGTGGCATGGAGAAATGGAGACAATGGTTAATAAGTACAGGATGGGACGGTCTAAGTAGAATGGAAGTTAATCCTATTGTACCTGGAGAAGAATTAACAACTAGGGATAGGCATTGGATTAATAATTGGATTGGTAAGAATGCTAACTTAGGAGGACAAATAGAAGCATTAATGAATGCAGAAGATGACTTCTGGGATAAGAAGATTAAAGAATATAAGAAAGCAAGAGGCTGGAAAAAACAAAAAGATTTCCCAATTAAAGACCTTGTTGTGCATCAAGAATTAGATAGGATACATCAACAAGCTTTCCGATTAGGTGCATCTGAATTAGAACGTCATCTAGAGAATTACTCAACCCTGAAACAACAGAAGGGTAGGATGAGAAATGCCCTAAGACGAGGTGATATACCAGAAGCTTTACGCACCCATGGAGCTGTCAAACAATTAAGAAAGGAAACTAAACCTAGATAAATAGCATTATGGCTCAAACCGACAATTCAGTAACAACGACGAATACTACCACCACAGATTTCGCATTTACATTTCCATATCTTAAGACCTCAGACATAAAAGTTAGTCTTGACGGTACCCGTACAACCGATTTTACATTAGCCAATGCGACAACAGTAAGATTAGATTCAGCTGCTGGTAATGGAGTTAAAGTCAGAGTCTTCCGTGAAACAGATGACTCTGCATTACAATCTACATTCTACGCTGGGTCTGCAATTAAATCTACAGATCTAAACGATAACTTTACACAAAACCTCTATTCTACTCAAGAGGTTGTAGGACGATACATATCTAACCTTGCTCCTTCTTTCCAAGGTGACATAGATATGAATGATAGTAAGATAACAGAACTAGCTACACCAACTGCTGGTACTGATGCTACAAATAAGACATATGTAGATGGTGCTATTGATACAGCATTAACTAGTGATATCAGTGCAACTGGTATTACGATTACTGACAATAGCCCAGCTACAGGTCAGATAGCTTTAAGTATTACAGATTCAG